CATTGCCGCCAAAGGTTCCTGAAGCGCTAGCAGAACCGTTACTGCCTACAGCGCCAGCGCCGCCACCGCCGCCAAATGCAACGTTTGACAACCCTTTACCTGATCCGTCGGGATCATATTCTGCATATGTTCCACCAGCATTCCCGTTGCCAGAAGAACCTGCCGTGAAAGTAGAGTTGCTTGAACCATTTCCACCATTTGCGGTTAGAGAAGTTATATCGCCAGTAATAGTGGTATTCCCACCGTTTGACCCGTCTCCGCTTCCAGCGGCACCAACAGAAGTGGTGATACTTCTGTTACCACTAAGCGACCGAGAGCCGACGTTTTGATATCCACCACCGCCACCACCCGAACCTCCTCCTACGCTTGATGCACCACCACCTGCACCAAACATAATAATGTCTAAAATACTCACAGCAACCGCAGAACCGCCAGTCGGGGTGACAGTCGGGATAGTGAATGTGGTGCCACCCGAAGTGGACCGTTCGTACACCTGCAACGCCCAGGTTGTGAACGACAACGAAGACGAAGTGGTAGTACCAGCATCATTGGTGGCTACACAACGGAAATAATAAGTCGTATTGGTAGATAAGCCAGTGATATTGGCGTATGAAGAAACAGCCTGACCCGTGATCGGTGTAGTAGCGGCATTGACTTCCGTAAAGCTACTGAAGTTAGAAGCGGTGCTGTACTGAAACTTCACCGTAGTCGAATAACCATTAGCATCAACCGTCGCGTTCAACGTGGCTAATTCTTGGTTGAAGTTAGATGCTGCGTTGAGTGTAACTGTTGGGGGTAACGCCACAGACGAAGCAACAAGCCCGTGTCTGATAGGCATCAGGAACTCAAATCACCAATGAGCACATAATTGTGGTGGCTAACACAAAACAAAGTAGCAGCAGAGTACCTGGCACGAAACTTCAAACCAGGAGTTGCATTAAGCGTCATTCCACCTGAACTAGTTACAGTTATCTGTCCAGTTCCAAGTTGAAGAATGTCAATAGATTGACCAGCAGTTAAACCAGTAGAACCATTAACTGTCACAGTAACAGCAGAGGAATTGTTAAATGTAACCATTTTACCAAGGTCGCTAGAATCAAGACTGTAAGAAGTTCCTGTTTGAGCGTTGATGGTTTGGGTGCTAGAGAATGAACCCGATGTTCCTGTAGGCCCAGTCGGTCCAGTAGCACCAGTCGGACCTGTAGGGCCTGTTGGTCCCTCAACCGTAGAAGCCGCGCCAGTAGGTCCAGTAGGTCCAGTATCCCCCGTTAAGCCTGTTGGGCCTGTAGGCCCAGTCGGTCCAGTAACCGTTGACGCCGCACCAGTAGGGCCCGTCGCACCCGTAGGACCAACGGGGCCCGTATCTCCAGTTGCACCGGTTGGACCTGTCGGACCCTGAATACCAGTAGGCCCAATCGGACCGGTTGATCCAGTCGCTCCTGTCGCCCCCGTAAGACCTGTAGCTCCAGTTGGACCGGTAGGACCTATCGCACCCGTAGCACCAGTGTCGCCATATTCCCCTTGTGGACCAGTGGGACCAGTTGGTCCTGGAACTGTACTGTCTGCGCCCGTAGGACCTGTAGGACCAGGGGTGCCAGGTGAACCCTGAATACCTTGAGGACCAGTAGGACCTTGGAAACCAATATCTCCCTTGGGTCCTGTTGGACCTGTTGGACCAGTAGGGCCAGTTGGTCCTGTGACACCTTGGATACCTTGTGAACCTGTAGGACCTGTAACACCTTGGAAACCTTGAGAACCTTGTGGACCAGTAGGACCTGTAGGTCCAGTCTCGCCGTTGTTTCCTTGTGGTCCCGTTGGACCTGTGCTGCCAGTTGCACCAGTACCCCCTGTCGGCCCTGTTGGGCCAGTGCTTCCTGTAGGCCCAGTCGGGCCAGTCGGGCCGGTAGGTCCTTGCGGTCCGGCATTAGCCGTACCAATGATTGTAATAGTCGCGTTAGTTGATACACCACTTGTCTGGTCTGTTCTAGTGACCGTAACGTTTGTGTTTGCAAGCTGTGTACCAGTGCTTGTCGTATCGGTCCTAGTTACCGTTACGTCGGTAGTAGGCATTACGACCTCGTAACATCAGGCAGAACGACAAAGGCTCCTGCGAGTACGGTAGAAACAACACCCGAAGCAGTTTCCTGAAGGTCCCAATAATAGTTAAATGGCTCCAGGAGGGCGGTGCTAGCAGCAGACATGACAAGCTGTAATTGTCCGGCTGCGGCGTTTGTAATAGTGCAGATAAAAGAAGCGGCAGCGGTGGGATCTTCGTAGTTGGCACGAACCATAGAAGCATAGGTGCGGCCAGTAATGTCAATAGGGGTTGTCCCGTTTGTCGTCATTGTGACGTTTACGGTCATGGTGTCACCCCTAGTGACCACAAGATCCTGTTCCGCCGGTGTTGCCATTAGATAAGCATAATTCCAATTGTCGGAGTACCGGCACTAATAATACTTACTACAGCCCCGCCACCATTCCAAGGGATATCAATGTACCCAGGATTTCCGTGAACGGTTGCGTACGTATTGTCGCCACCAACAGTAGGTGTAGCTGGTGTTAAACCAGTGCTAGCTACAGTGAAATAAGCATGAGAAGTACCGGCCGTAGTAAGAAGACGCAAAACATTTCCCGTTCCGGTAAGAGTAACGGTATCTACCGTGTTTGCTACCAACGTGATGTACTTGGATTGAGATGATGAGTATGTAGCCATTATTTCTTCTTATTCGTATTCATTGAGTGCTGACGTCGTGTTCCACCCTCAAGATGGCCCATATCTTTAATAATAGCATAGTGCATTTTGTCGGCTAGTTCTTCAGACATATCTCGTTGAAGGCTCATCTCTCGATCGCGAGCTTCTCGGTTCTTCTTCTGAATTTCTTCTAGAAGTCTTTTTCCTTTTTGCCAGTCGCCTTCAATTAGCTTGACAATAAGCGAATGGTCGCAGCGAGGTCCGCTGCAGGCAATGTATGGGGTGTTCTGATCGTCAACCAGCCATACTTCAAACTGTTGCGTCATGGGGTTGAACATAACACTAGCGCTGGGGTCGCCACGCCAGCCAGATTCATCGCCTTTGCGAATACGTTCTGAAATGTTGTAAACATCCAAGGAGATTTCTGCCCATTGTTCAGCTCCGGGGATGTGTTGCGAAATTAGATCGCTAGCTCTATTCATAATTCCTCCAAGGGGTGAAGCTGACCTGGGTGGGTGAAAGGAGAGAAAGCCCCACCCAGGCCAACACCTTAAGCGCCGAAAGCGAAGATTCGTGCCACTACCGTCGAAACGTTGGTAGTGCTTGGAACTTCCGCGAGTGCGGCCCCATCTGTTGTTGTGTCAACCCAAAAGAGTTCAATCTTTGGATTAGTTGTTGAACCATCCCATGCAGGGACATAGCCATCTGTGGTAACTGCCCACAAAAAGTCAAGTCGGTCTAGACCGAGGGAGGTGAGCGAAATTGCTTCTCCCCCGGTCGGGTACGACGAATCGAATGTGACTGTTGCTGTCACAAACTTACGGTTACCTGGAACTTCCGGACCAGTAACGATACTTACCGATGCGGCCATTTAGATCGTGGTCTCCGTGAGGTCCTTGATCACAAAGTGGCTGTTTCGCTGCTTACATGCGAGTTCCGCATAGCAGGTCAACGTTGCTTCGTAGGCGTCAATGTCTGGCTTACGGTTCATTACTGCACCGTCGAGGTCCATGAACTGCCAGCCTTCTCCGACTTGGTGCCATACAAGCGACTCTGGGTTGATACCGTAGAGGCGGTTGTTGGGGCAGTCGAAGTCTGCATAGAGAACGGTTGGGCCTTCGTCACCCTGTCCGGAGACTGATGGTGAGTAGTATTGGATACCTGCGTAGCCACCCTTGAGCTGTGTTTGTTCCATGTTGCGCTTGAGCGACAAGAACAAATTAGCAACCGACATGTGAACGCCTTCGGAAGAAACAAGAAGAGATGGCTTCTTGCCGCTGTTGATGAGGGCCTTCATAATCGAGCCGGTGATGAGGGTCTCGGTAACGGCACGGTTTGTTCCACCGTTGCTGTTTACGTATGACTTCCACTTTGGCTGGCTTGATGGGTTGATCGTGTGCAAGACTGCAGTGTCGTCAACAATGGTCTGGATGCCTGTCAACTCGATCTGGCCGTCTCCCGGCTGACCGCTGTTGCTTGAAGCACCACCAGCTCCGGTACGGAACAAGAAGTGTGTAGACGAAGTGGTAACAGCTGCACCAGAGATAGTAACTGTCTTGTTGGTTTCGTCAACAGCGGTGATCGTGCGGGCGCTTGCAACGGTAGCTGGCGATGCTACGGTACCAATGTCAACAACCATGCCACCATCAAAGAAGAGGTTGCGAAGTGCTGTGGTTCCGGTAGAAGATGCCAAGACAACAGTTGTTGAGCTTGATGTTGTACCGCATTGTGCGATAACGCCGTTGGATGTACCCCAAAGCTGGCGGTTAACGTCCTTCATAGCGTCACGACGGATACCGCTCATTTCTGCATCAAGTGCGTCAACGAAAGCGCCACGGTCTGTAACTGCTTGACGGATTGTTGGACCGGACAATTGAATACGGCCGTAAACGTACCTTACTGGTACTGGGACCGTAGCGTACGCCTGGTTTCCTGCTGTTGGGAGAGTGCCATTTTCTCCGCGAGCGCCAACGCCGGATGAACGTCCGAGGTGGATTGCGTGACGGGCGATACGGCCTGTAACGGTGTCGCGGCGCGTTTCGATCTGCGAGAGAAGAAACGTGGCCTGGTTGAGTTGATCGATGTAATCCTTGTAGTCGTCCTTGAGGATTGCATCAACTGTGGAAAGACTTGCGGGCATGTCTAATATTCCTTAATTGTTGAGTTGTTGGATTGAGTTTGTTAGACCCACTACCTGGCGATCCCTAGTTCTCCGAACATCGGGGCGCGTGGCTTCTGCCAACGTGCCTTTGTGGTGACTATGTTACATCTGAACCATCCAGAACAGATACATATATATTATACGCAACTAGTGCGTTGTCAAGTGACCTAAAGTCCTTGTTGACCTAAGCGAGCCATAGCTCGATCGCGCGGCGACATATTGCCAGCGTCCATGATTGGTGCTACACCGTTTGGTGGTGCAGAAGGCATACCGGCAGATGGGTTTTGGCGGCGTTGAACAATAGATTGAGCTTGCGTAAGGATTTGATTTTCAATATCTGCAATAGCGGCTTTTAGATCCAAGTCCGGGCGCTGTTGTGCTGCCGAAATTGCAGCAATTGCAAGTGGGCTATTAGGGTCATAACCAGCTTCTTGCAGTGTTTCTTCAATCTCGATCTCGTACTGATGTACAACTTGTTCGTGCTGGAAGGCGGCCATGCGCTCTTCGACAACCTGGGCTACCTGTTCAGGGGTGAGATTTGCCTGTCGGCTGTCCTGAATTGCCTCTTCGTATACGTCCTGTTGGTTTTGTCCACGGTTGTTCACCCCGGCAATCTCGTAAAAACGGTCCCCTGCAAGAGTCTTTGCATTATCGACCATCCACTGAATAGCGGTATCTTGGTCGCCGGATGCCCACGCCTGAGCAAAACCTTGCACTGCAACGGCATCGTCTGGGTGCATCTGATCAAAGACTTGGCGAATTGGCTTGTAGCGTTCGCGTTCCTTGATTCTGTCTTGCACCTCGGAACGGTATCGTTCCTCCCAATTTACGTCACCGGAAGGTGCCTCTTCAATTGGAGCAGATTCTACTGCTGGTTCTGTTACGTAATCAGAGAAATTGGTATTTTCGATCTCCATTTACATTCCTTCCATTCCTGTCATTCCACCCATCATAGGCGGTTGTTGAGCGTTTCCTGGCATCATCATGCCAAGATCTTGCGGCATGGACCCTACTGCTTCGTCGAGATCCATTTGTTCTTGTGATGCCATATCCATTTGCGGAAGAGGCAAACCTGTTCCAGCTTCCAGTGCTGCAGAGATGCCTGGGTCGACCGGTTCACCCATTGCAACCTGGTCTGACTGAGCCATGCTGGCTGCAAATTCGTTAGACATGAACTGCATGTGGGCCATGACGTGCATGTCGATAATCTGCTTAACTTCTGGATCAGCAAGTTCATACGCTGGTGATTTGCGTTCCGAGTTGTGGACGGCAACGTGAATGTCGTGCATGTCGAAGTCTTCTGGGATAACCGGAACACCCTGCATAAGTAGGCCATTTTCCCATTCCGCCTTGGCTGAGTCCGGATCTTGTTGAGATAGGAACTGCTTTGGATCTGGCAAATCGAGCATCTTTGTCAATGCGCGGGCATCGACGTTCTGGAAAACCATCGGGAACTGCTGAGCAAGGCCGGTAAGAATAGATTGTGTTGCAATCTTGCTGCGTGGCATTGTTGCGTCAATAGGTACGAGAACGACGGGTCGGTCATCAATATCTTTTGCCGACCAGCTAACCTGGTGTGGAACGCCCTGTTCTGTAAGAACAATTACTTTACGTGTTAGACCCGAAGATTCAGCGTTCATACGGTAAAGCAAAAGCGCCATTTCGGCAATCTTGCCCCAGCCGTGAGACTGGTCTTTAGCCATTGGTCCGAGCGGTGTGTCGTCTTTTTCAGCCAGCAATGACAAAGCAAGGCCGCTGTTGCGGTCGCCAGGTGCTTCGCCTCGCGTTGTTTGGTGGGTATGGAAAATGTCATCAAGTTCCATTTCCAACTGCTGAGCTTCGCCAGAAATCCATCGTGGAACTTCCGGTGCCATCTGCCAGTGCGGCTCACCAATTTCGCTGTTGTATTCAAGCGTATCTGCTGGATCGATTGTAATGCTGTCTGCATCATCTACAGATCCCGATGGGATCATCAATCGAGCGTTTGCAGCCTTACGCATGTGTTCCAAAATCGTTGACCGGGCGCGGTTGTATGCGTACTGAACATCGCGAGCGGGTGTAAGAAGAGTATGTCCTACCCAGCTATTAGGGATCTTGTTTTGCCTAAACAGCGCAATATTGAGATGTTTGAATGGGAACGGCCATTGTTCCTCCATCAATACAATCTTGCCGTTTACTACGTGGATTACGCATCCCGGACCACGCGAGGTGGGCCGTTCATAGTACACGTAGACGAGTGTTGTTCGCGGCGGCGCTCCGCCAGGACGACGTAACAAAATGCTGCGGTGGCGGCTAGAAAGCATAGCCTCAGCATCTGCTTGTGGTGTTTCTTCAAGTCCGTAAGCCTCCTGAACTTGTTCTGGTGGAAGGCTTGTGCACCGAATCCACCATCTAGCATCTTTTTCGTTTTGTGTACCCGGTTCAAGGGTGAATTCATTGATTCCCAATGGGGTAAGTCGAATGCCACCCGTAGGTACGGAAATCTGCGACATTGGGTCCATCATGTAGTCTTCGCCCTTGTCGGGGTCCCAATCAACAGCAATAGCGCTTGCACCACCAAAAAGTGTCTGCAACAACGCCATTTCACGAATTTCTTCCCAATCATTGTGCCGTTGCTCTGCAAACAGGATCTGTTCCTGAAGTCGTTGACGACGCATAGACGAGTCATCCATGCCACTTGGCTGAACTTCCCAGATTAACTCAGCACGGGTAAGTCGAGCAAGTAAGCTGCGGCAACGTGGCCCGTACTTGTCGATAGTAATACGGGATCCGCGCTCAGCTTCATTAGCATAATCGAGTTCCTGTACGATGTTGCGAGTAAAATCCCACCAAATCCACTGGTGCGAAGCGTAATAAGAAGCGTTCATCCAATAGTCTCGTCGTTCTTTTACGAGATATTGGTCTGCTTTCTGCCACATGCTAACAACATCGGCAGCTGAAGGCGGTTCCCAGGGTTTCACGGTGCTACTCCTTCAGACGGGATACGCCAAGTGTGATACCCATCTTCCTTGGATTTATCCTTCTTGATGGCGGCTTGTTTCTTTTCAGCACGTACCATAGCCGTGAAGTCGCCTGTATGTCGTGAAATTACCATCTGTGTCAATCTCCGGTTCTCACGAACCAACCAAATTACAACCCCAAGTAAACCCAAGGCTATAGCAGACAATACTATCATTTTTTCACTT